CCTTTAGCTCAGTGGTGAGAGCGAGCGACTCATAATCGCCAGGTCGCTGGTTCAAATCCAGCAAGGGCCACCATCACAAACCGCCATTAGCTTATCAGGAAGAGCAGACGACACCATAACAGGGTTGTTGGTGCGGGGCCGGGTCCCCGATGGCGGTCCATTATCTGTATCCTGCGTTGTTAGCTCAGCCGGACAGAGCAATTGCCTTCTAAGCAATCGGTCACTGGTTCGAATCCAGTACAACGCGCCACACTTATTTTCCCTGGCTCGCTTTTGCGGGCCTTTTTTTAAATGTCTCACAATTCAGGCGGTTGACTGTTGTCTGGTTTGCGGGGAGTTTGTTAAAAGAAACTGGCATGGTGAATCCCCCTGTGCGGAGGGGCAATCAGCGAGTAGGTATATGGGATAATCGCGGATTCAGGTGCTGGTACTGAATTCACCGGGAGGCACCCGGCACCATGCAATGGCACATAGCGCCACTCTCCAGCCCCTCTCCGGAGGGGCTTTCTTATGGACAAAAAAAGCCCGCGCAGGGAGACGCGGGCGGCAAGGAATAAACAACAAAACGTGAAGTAATATTTCAGCTGGCGAATAATATCCGACAGTAATCACTCTGCGCAATAGCGCGGCCTTTTTCGTATTGCGGGCTGTTGTCTCTCTTCTGCCATTGTCCTGTAACTTCCGGACTTCAGCCCGCTCCTCATTTTACTCACAATATTATCCCGGCCGGGAGGATTCATGACATTTAAACATTATGATGTTGTCAGGGCGGCGTCGCCGTCAGACCTTGCGGAAAAGCTGACACACAAACTGAAAGAGGGCTGGCAGCCGTTTGGTAGTCCTGTGGCCATAACCCCTTATACCCTGATGCAGGCGATTGCCGCGGAGGGGGATGTGACCACGCCAGTGGTTGTGCCCGGCACGGGGGATGGTGGCTATCCGGGAGTGGTCACCACGGAGCCAGATTATTACTACGTTATTCCACTGGCCGGGCAGTCGAACGGCATGGCTTACGGTGAGGGGCTTCCTCTGCCGCAGACATATGACCGTCCTGACCCGCGTATAAAGCAACTGGCTCGTCGCAGCACAGTGACGCCGGATGGCGCTCCCTGTAAATATAACGACATTATTCCGGCAGACCACTGTCTGCATGATGTACAGGACATGAGCCGTCTTAACCATCCGAAAGCTGACCTGTCGAAAGGTCAGTACGGAACCGTGGGGCAGGGGCTGCATATTGCCAAAAAGCTGCTGCCGTTTATACCGGCGAATGCGGGTATTCTTCTGGTTCCGTGCTGCCGTGGTGGTTCAGCTTTCACCACCGGGGCAGATGGAACATACAGTGACGTGACCGGTGCCTCAGAGAGTTCTACCCGCTGGGGTGTGGGCAGGCCGCTGTATAAGGATCTCATCGGTCGTACAAAAGCCGCGCTGGCAAAGAACCCGAAAAATGTGCTGCTTGCCGTGGTGTGGATGCAGGGGGAATTTGACTTTGACGGAACGCCAGCAAATCACACAGCCCGTTTTACAGAAGTAGTGGAACAATATCGTACGGACCTTGCAGATATGGTGGGACAGTGCGCTGGTGGTTCTGCTGACGGTGTTCCCTGGATATGTGGAGACACAACTTATTTCTGGAAGCAGAAGAGCGAATCCACTTACCAGACGGTGTACGGCAGTTACAAAAACAAAACGGAAAAGAATATTCACTTTGTGCCGTTCATGACCGATGAGAACGGAGCAAATGTCCCGACGAACAAACCGGAAGAAGACCCGGATATTCCGGCATCAGGATATTACGGTGCGGCCTCCCGGACGTCGGCAAACTGGACGTCAGCAGACCGTGCGAGCCATTTCAGCTCATGGGCACGCAGGGGGATTATTTCTGACCGTCTTGCCTCAGCGATTCTTCTCCATGCAGGACGGACGGCTGAACTGATGGGTGGGGAACAGGTTGTGATGCCGCCGGATGAGAAGCCGTCACCGGACACACCATCAACACCGTCAACGGACGGGAAATCAGTGACAACGCTGCTTTATTACCGTGCAACAGAGTCAGGTGGTTTACTGAATCCGCAGGGATGGGGAGCTGAAGGAGGGCGTGCATTGGTAGTTGATGATGCAGGTGCTGCAGGAGGTAAGGCGCTGAGGTGGACCAAACAGACAGGAAGTTCCTCGTGGTTTATGCAGCATGATGCCGGTAATGGCGCAGACCTGCTGGAGAAGGGCGGGCTTATCAGTTGTCGTTTTAAAGTTGATGGCACACTGACAGCTAATCAGTACGCACTGGCGCTGTACTGGCCGGTTTCTTCACTGCCTCAGGGCGTCACACTGGAAGGTAATGCCGGTCATAACCTGCTGGCGTCGTTTTACGTACAGAGCGATGCCACAGACCTTAATGTGATGTACCACAAGGGAAATGCTGGTCAGAACACGAAGCTGGGGTCATTCGGCGCATTTGATAACGAATGGCATACGCTGGGCTTCCGTTTTGCCGGTAACAACAGTATTGAGGTGACGCCGGTCATTGATGGTAAGGACGGGACGCCGTTCATGCTGTCACAGTCACCGGTCGGCACGTTTACGGCAGACAAATTGCGCGTGACCGATATCACTAGCGGTGCGACATATCCGGTGCTGATTGAAAGTATAACAGTGGAAGTGAATAACCCGTAAGCAGGAAAAAAAGGCCGCCGGGGCAGGGAAAACAAGGAGCCAGAACCGGCGGCAAATGTCGTTATATCCAAAGCAAAACATGCAGGACACTTTTTTAACCAACAGGTATTAACGATGTCAACACCATATCAATAACCGGGAGGGATAATGAGATTTGTACAGCTTATTTTATTGTATTTCTGCACGGTGGTGTGCACGTTATATCTGGTAAGTGGCGGGTATAAGGTTATCCGGAACTATATACGCAAAAAGATTGATGCCGCGGCGGCGGAAAAAATCAGCGCCAGCCAGTCAGCCGGAACAAAACCCGAAGAGCCTCTCATTTCGTAGCAACTTTCTTAACAACACCTTTCAACGAGAAAATCCCATGTCAGAAATAAAATCTCTGGTCACTGCTGAAGCAGTGAAGGACGTCCTGCGCTCTGAAGAAGTCAGAAGCGCACTGAAACAGCAACTCCGCCAGAATCTTGAGGCGCGTCTTGATGCTGAAGTGGATGCCATTCTGGATGAGCTGCTGGGGGGACCGGCTGCTCCTGAGCCTGAAGACGGCGCGGGTGACAGTGCTGTTTCAGATGGCGTTGTGTCTCAGCCTGACGGTAGCAGTGAGCCTCAGCCTGGCGGCGAAATGATGATGTAACCATACGCAGGGGCTGTCGGTGTGAGCTGATGCCCCTCCTGTTGTTGTGAGCTTCCGGATTGCGGGAGACGGGGTATGTACCAGATGGAAAAAATCACAACGGGTGTGTCATACACCACGTCAGCGGTGGGGACGGGATACTGGCTACTGCAGTTGCTGGACAAAGTCTCCCCATCCCAGTGGGTGGCAATAGGCGTATTGGGTAGCTTGCTGTTTGGCCTGCTGACGTATCTGACAAATCTTTATTTCAAGATTAAAGAAGATAAGCGTAAGGCTGCGAGAGGTGAATAATGTCGCCGTCATTACGCAAGGCTGTTGCAGCTGCTATTGGTGGTGGGGCTGTTGCCATAGCGTCTGTGCTCATCACTGGTCCAGGTGGTAACGATGGTCTGGAAGGTGTCAGCTACATACCATACAAAGATATCGTTGGCGTATGGACTGTATGTCACGGACACACCGGAAAAGACATCATGCCCGGTAAAACGTATACCGAAGCAGAATGCAAAGCCCTCCTGAATAAAGACCTTGCCACGGTCGCCAGACAAATTAACCCGTACATCAACGTCGATATACCGGAAACAACGCGCGGCGCTCTTTACTCGTTCGTTTACAACGTGGGCGCTGGCAATTTCAGAACATCGACGCTTCTTCGCAAAATAAACCAGGGTGATATCAAAGGCGCATGTGATCAGCTACGGCGCTGGACATACGCTGGCGGTAAGCAATGGAAAGGGCTGATGACTCGCCGCGAGATTGAGCGTGAAGTCTGTTTGTGGGGGCAACAATGAGCAGGGTAACCGTTAT